GTTTAAAAATCCGTTCGTCATCATGGCAGAGGTCAGAAAGCAACAACAATTCACGCGATCAGTTTGTGTTCTTGATTTAGGACAAAAGACTTATTGCGGTAAAGTGGTTAGAGCAGTAGATGGAGTGTATTACACCATTAAAATTGGGAGAACCGTACAATGTGGGGTTACGCCAACCCCGATTCCAAAAAGTTATGTTTTGGAGATTCGTGAATGCGGACGTTACCGTATTCAAGATGGGACGGATGTTTTAAGCTTAATGATTACAGAGAGTGGAATTGAGGTAACGCAAAACCGATGGGAGGAGTGGAGTTTCGAAGCGTTAACACCAGTGCCAATGGCTGTGGCGGTGAATGTAGGGAGAGGCTCGTTCGACACTGAGATTAAATATGTGAGAGGAAGCGGTGCGGTTCCACCTTACACGAAAAATGGAATGGATCGAAGAGCGATGCCTTCTTTACCAGGAATAACAACTTTGGATGTTGGAGTTAGAGATTTGCGTTTAAAGATGAGGGAGAACAGGGAGGCAGAAAGGGAGAAGATGGAACGAGCCCTGAGTGGTGGGCTCGATATGGGAAGCTGTAGAATGTATGGGGGAGGAAGAAATGATGTGCGCGAGATCACCTTGGATGAGGCCGGACCATCACGTACGCCGCGAAAACTTTCTGTTCAGAGCAATGAAAGTCGTTCAGATGATGTGGCACGAAGACATGCTGAGTTGGTGGAGATGGAGCGATTAAGAATAATGAAGAATGAACCAGTACGTACTGAGAGTATGTGGTGTCAAAGTGATAGTGATGATCAATCTGATGAGGATCACGAGGTTGGGGGTACAGAGCCAGAAAATTATATCACTGAGGAATATACACGTAGGCTCAACGAGGTAAAGACGAAATATTCAAAAGAATTATCTTCATTGGCGATGAGAGTTCCAAAGAATGAGGGCAATTGTGGAAAACCGATTTTTTCTAAAAAGTGTAAATGGGAGAATGTTCCGATCTACAATTACGATGAGGCTAGCGGAAACTATCGTTTTGTGTCAGTGGGAAGTCGTACGCATTACCACTGCTGTGCTAATGACTTGAGTTACATGATTCTCCCAGCAGGGGGGAGCGGTTGATCCTCCTGGGTGTACGTGGCGCATGTAACCGCGGATTTCAACATAC